TCATCTGCTTCCTGAAGTTAATTCACACTGATAATCAAACGCAGCTTGCCAGGCTGAGTCTTCATCAGGGAATAGCTGGTCTGCAATTGCCACCCAATCCCGGCTACCGCCACCGACTACCAGATAACGCACATCCCACCCCTCACCACGTGGCCACAACACGTATCGGCCATCCGGCACGCCGTTGCGCGGTAGTCCATCTTCTTCAGTCAGTTTCTCACCTCTGGCCATGAACATAAAAACTGCCCCATTGATGATTACGCGGCGCATAAGCCCTGCCCTCTAAATAATAATTAACTGTACATAAACACAGTATATCTATTTCAGTAATTTCAGTAACCCTGAACACCAAAAAATGCAGTGAAGCCGCGCCACGCCTGACATGGCGTTTTTCATCTCCGCCGCAAACGATCCACGCAACGATCTATTCAACTGACGTAAAACAGCTAAATCCCTTTAAATTCTGTTAGTTATGTTTTTCACACGATCCACTAACGATCTATGAAACTGAAAAACACTGAAATCCTTTTCAACCTTTTCAGTTTGGGTTCTCCGGCAAAGCCCCAGCAGCGGCGCGGGCTGGCGGGATGGTTTGTAGAAAATCCAAACTGAAATAACTTTCAGATCCAAAAACGGCAGGCGGGTGCGGTGTAGTGCCGTTTTCGTCTCCGATCAGTTTATTTTGTCTGGTTGTGGCAGGCTGTGCGCCACGCTGCGGGGTTAATCCTTTTTGATTTGAAACGGGGATGGATGTGAGACAGCGCCTCACTGAACGCGATAGGGTGGCTTTAATTCGGGGCGTAAAAAAGCCCGCACGCGGCGGGCTGTGTTGTCGGGACGAATTAACCGATTACCGGTTTATATTTTTCCTTCAGTATATTGGCCTGGCCTCCGGCCTGAGCGATGTCCGCTGCATTGGTTGGGGTTCCGGTGTCCGGGTGCGTGTGGGCTGCTGTCAGCTGGGCCAGTTGCCTGACCACATCAAGCGTGTCCAGCATCAACTGCATAACGTTAATCTGCTGGCTACCCACCCAGACGACTGGCGCAATGATCTGCTGCTGTGCGGCCGCAACGCTGCTGCGGATACCTCCGATTTTTTCCAGCAGGTCGCCCGCTATCTCGCTGGTACTGCCGCCCACAATGCGGGCATCACGGTTACCGCTGATGCTGGTTTTACAGTCTCCTCCGATGCTGGCCACCCTGTTACCCTGGATGGCCAGCGCGTAATCCCCCAGGGTGACATGCTGGATGGCTCCGGCCATCAGCGTGACCTTGCCCACCACAGTAGTTTTGTCCGTGGCCTTGATAGTGGTTTCACGTGCGACCAGCGTGCGCCTTTCGTCGTCAGCCTCAACCACGCGGGACATAGATGATTCACTGATCGTCTGGTCAGTTTTACGCACCCAGTCACCGCCCTGGGTGATGCGCTGCGAAACTTCCTCCCGCTGCTGCTGTAGCTGCTCACCCGGTTTAACATCCGGCAGGCTGTTGCCCTCCGGCATTGTCTGCCTGACGAAAGGCTTATCCGGGCGGCCTCCGTTGAAACCAATTTCAACCAGCGTCCCTTCCGGTGGAAACTGAAACGTACCTGAATCGTTACCCGCCCCCGGCACCGGAAGCGGCACGGCGGGATATTCAGGCGTGTTTCTGTCCGGATTGCCGTCAGCGTCCAGCAGCTGCACGTTGACCGCATAGCGCGGCCGGAACGGGTCAGCAAAATCACCGCTGGTTACCGCTTCGCTGGGTGCGGTTACCCGCGCAAACTTCGGCAGGTGCACACCGGATGCCAGCTCCGGGTAAGCGGTTTCCACCTGGCGCTGTAGCGGCGTTTTTTGCAGTGGTGCGCCCGTGGCTTTGTTGCGCGGGGTCCATGTGATTTCAAGATCGTCATTGTACAGGCGGACACGCGTCACGCGCTGGCCGTTCAGCTCAACGCCGGGGCGGATGCTCTGCACAACAGGGATAGTCATGGAATTGCCGCCCGCCGCGCTGCTGGCGAACTCGGCGGGGATTTCAACGGGTTTTCCGGCAAACAGGGCATGTTCAGCGGCACCCAGCCAGACGTCACCATCCGGCAACTGATACCACTGATAATCGGTCACATTAAATGCCGCACCCAGACTGGCCAGCAGTTGAAAACCCGTACCGGAATGCGTGAAATGAGGGATCGGCTTATCGGCATAATCCGCACTGGCCACGCTGACCGTCAGGCCGCTGTTTTCTGTCAGCCAGGCCGCGATCTGACGCAAAGTCGGATGCTGAAAAGAGCACGGCCAGTTGCGGTCAAAGATACCGACCATTTCACGCACAAACAGGCGCTGATAGCCATTCTCTGCGGGCTGACTGCGCTCAACGTACCCCGTAAACCAGCGCAGCAGCTTATCAGTGTAGCCCACGTCAAGCCGGACCATTTTACCCGTAAAATCCTCGCTGGTTTCCGCCGTGATGAACCCCCGGCCGCACCCGTTCAGCTCCAGCGCAACATTAACGTCTGTCAGGTGTACCAGCTCACTCGACAACCACAGTTTTTTAATCGGTTTCATCCCTACCCCAGCGAATCATTGACGGGCTTAAGCACCTTGCGTTCGAACCACGTCATTTTCTCTTCATCTTCAGCAGCAGCCACGCCACCACCCGCACCAGAACCGGAAGCGCCCTGTTTCGTCGCGCTGATTTTTCCGCTTGCCCGCGCCTGTTTTTTTTCATCAACGCTCAGGCGCTCTTTGATCGTGAACGTCACCAGCCAGGCCATTTCTTTATCCTGCCGGGGGGCGTCGATATTTCCCGTGAACGTCCCCTCACGAAAATTCACGTTTCGCGTCTCAAGGCACGCGATGCGGTAAACCTTCAGCTTTCCGCCGCCATCACGGGCGCTGGCCAGTTCAAAAATGCGCTTCAGCACTTCGGGTGTACTGAACGGGACCAGACCGGAGACACGCAGTTCCTTTGCCTTAATACCCTGTTCTGCTGTCGCCGTGCTGGACGTCTGTCCTGACTGGTCTTTTTCTTCAAACGCCATCGAAAGGGTGATGCGGATGCTTTTCAGTAAAATGCCCTCGCCATCAAGGGCGAACGTGGCTATCGATGTCATGGATCATCCCTCCCAGCGCCGTTAAATCCTCACCAACAAACATCATGGCCACGGTGTAAATAGCGGATGGCTGCGGGATATTTTTGAGCAATTCAGCGGCGGCGGTGGCCACATCCCCACGTGATGTATAAACCCAGGCTGGCGCTGACTTTGATTTCAGGTTTTCCAGCCCGCCGCTGATGCTATCCAGCAGGTTGGCGTGTTCCGCAGCAAACTGGCCCAGCTGTGCTTTCAACCCCTCCAGACTGCTGCCCGCGCTGGCCTCCGCCTGCGCGGCTGCGGTGCGTTGTGCATTCAGAGCGGCGCGGCTTGTTAGAACGGAAAGCGGCAACGAGGGTGGCAAGCTGTTAAGCCCCTTTGCGGGCAGCTGCATTTTTACCGTATTGAGCACCGCTGAAGACTGCGCCAGCCGTGCCACCTGAGTGAAAGCCGGTGCGGGGAAAACGGCGGTCAGCAGATTAAGCGACTGCATAAAACCGTCATGGGAATCACCGCAGATCATAAACACCGTCAAGTCAGCATCGCCGCCCTGGCTGGCCAGCTTTCCGGCCAGCCAGGTGACCGCATTAACCGGGCTGAGATATGCCCCGTTAGCCGTCTGCTGACCCAACCCGTACACCCACGGATGCGCCGCAACAATCGAGCATGACAACGCCGCCGCATCAGAGAAAGCAATGTCAGCTTTACGCCACATCAGCAGGTTCCTCTGGCCAGACGATGGATTCCCCCTGCGAAATATCAACGGCTTTAACGCGTTTCTTATAGTCCAGCCAGTTCAACAGCTTCGCTTTGTCATCATCGCTGATGACACCCAGCGCCAGCTCGTCCCGCCAGTCACGCATGATGTCATCAGCCTTAGACAGCAGGCTGGTGCGCACTGCCTCAAGCTGAACGACCTGCGCAGCATTTTGTGCATCCGTGTCTGTGACCCATTTTTTTCCGTTCCATACATCGTAAGGGGTGACAGGCGCAGCGGACACATAGCCCTGATGAATGTCGCCTAAATAAGCAATCTGTTGCGCCTGCCCGGTGGCGGTAGCGTAGACTGTCTGCCCCCTTAAATCCTTCAGGTATATCCAGTCACCCTTCTGACAAACGCGGGCAAAACCTGCTTTATCCTTCGGTGGCGCGGTCAGCGTGGATAAACCGGGAATCCCCGTGCCTTCAATAATTCTGATCTCGTAAGTCCCGGTAAACTCACCAGTAACAGGGTCGAATCCGTGTACCGTGGTTTCCAGTGTTTCCAGTGCGTTTCCGTTTTCATCAAGCATTATTTCGCCCTCACGATCATATTCCATGCGATGTTCCGTGGTCGGTTTTCTGCGGCTGTCGGTACAACTACAGATGCGTCGAACTTCTGAATTGTGCCCGTTGCTGGGGAAACTCCTGACTGCCTAGTGGCACCGCTCGTTGACGAGATAAATGCGCCCATATTCCTTGGCGCTTCATAGTCAAATAGATTATGAAAAGATCCAGTGATATTCCTGATCGCATCACCCTGCGCACTAAGCAAAATGCGCCCCCTATCGATGCCTCGCCCCTCATCCCACCCCCTAACAAAATCACCACGCATATCAACAGGTAGGATCAATGAGGGATGCAGTTGCGCCAGTAAGGGGAACTTAGCGCCATCAAACGACTGCGCCATATAGGGAATGAATTCCATCGTCATATCTGGCCAGATTTCCTGTGGCATTTTTTCGAGCGGCCATTCAACAAGTTCACCGATCATCGTACAGCCATATTTCATGATGAACGGCAAATCCTTCAGCCCCAGGAATTTGAGCATGTCCGCCAGATTGCCCTGCTTCAGCATGTCGCGGCTGTAGTCACTCACCCCCAGATATTTAAGTGCTTCCTCTGCGCTGACCTTTTCCAGCAACGTGCGGGCGTAATCACTCAAGGAGGTTTTACCCAGCGCTTTGTCTGCCCCGAACCACACCAGTTTTTTGGCTTCCGGGGTCAGCTCCTGCAACGCTTTCACCGTGCCGGATGGCTGAAGATCACGGTCTGTTTTATTACCGTTTGGGCGCAGGTCGGTAACGGAACCATCTGCATTAATTTCAGCCAGAGCAAAGACGTAATGCTTTTCATCACCGTTGTAATAATCTGCCAGAGCATCAGCCACGGTGATTTTTGTTTCCGCGCGCCATTCACTGGACAGCGTTCCGCGCCAGCACACATCCACCCATACTTTTGACGGCTTATTAGCGATGGCAATATCCTGTTTGGACAGCAGTTCCGCACGTAAGCCGGACACATAACCTGCCCCCGCTTTTACGCTGTATTGACTGCCGGATTTAGTCACCATGAAGCCATCATTTATAAAGCCGGCATTACCCCAGACGTCGATATTTTCCAGGCGAATTCGTTCGTCCATTCCGGCCAGACGGGCGGTAAAATCAATCTGCCACGTGTCAGCCGGGGTAATAATCTGGGTCTGCTGTGACGCGCCGTTATATTCCATCAAAAAAGAGCGCGTCAGTACGTTGCCCTGCTGGCCTGCTGCGGTTTTAATTTTCTTCTGCAAAGGCGCGTGAACAATCATCGCCACGGTGTTGCTGCTCTTGTGCACCAGACCGACCCAGTTGAATTCAAAATCCCCGGCATCCGCACCCAGCACAACGGAGTACACCACCGCGTTTTCATTCACCATGCCCGTTTTACTCACCGCCTGACGGTGGACAATCTGACTACCTGCGGGCCATGACTCATCACGGTTGATCGGGTCGGTAATGTTTAAATCCGGCACGTTTGCAAAAACAAATTCATCAAGGGTAACAATGGAACCGTTAGCCGCCTGCTGCGCCTTAAGCCGCTCAAAGGCTTTTGTGATAACTGTCTGACTCATGATGTACCTATATTTTGGCGCCAAACGTGGCGTTAGTTTGATTTTCTAGACGCGCCGGGAAGCAAAGATATTCACCGGGTTTCACTTCACCGCGTGGGCTGTTTCCGCCCTGATAACAGACGTATTCCCCGCCCTCCCAGCCCGCACTGATAAACAGCTTCTGACTGGTCAGCACTTCAAACTGATAGCGGCGGCAGGTGCGCCCGTACTGCCTGATGATCTGCAACATCAGGTCAGGATTAGCCGCCAGCTGACCATCTGAAACCCGGACGATAATCACGTCCCAGTCAATCTCCGGCTGGCGCTCCAGCAGCTCTACGTAACCAATCCCCAGGCGCTCAAAAATGGCGATAAATCCCGCCACCGAACCCGCGTCACGGGCATTGATAAATGCGTAAGCCACGCGTAAACGAAAGAGACTCAGCGGCTCATTGCTGAAGCGGGTAATGTCCCTGTCGTAGGCCATCAGGTTGAGAAACGGCTCCGGGCAGGTCAGCGGATCAAACCGGGTCAGCGGGAAGTTAATCCAGCCATACACTTTCGCCCACCATACCCGGGCCGCTTTCAGCAGCTTTTCCGGCTCCCCGGCATTCATCCATGACGGCAGGGAAAGCCCCGATAACATTTTGATGAAATCAGGCATTTGCAGGCACCACCGTTAGCGTTTTCAATCGCGGCACGGACATATCACTGATGATGTCTGCCAGCGAAAATTCCAGAGAGTCGATCAGGCTGAACTCGCGATGGGCCTCATGTGCCAGGTTAGAAAATGAAAACCGCGTGAATGGCCATGTGCGCTCTACGTCGAAATCGCTGTTCTCACGGAATGCACTGCGGATCAGATTGCTCACCCCGCTCACTAATGCCGCCTGGTCTTCAGCCGTCACGTTGGCCAGATTTTTGACATACACGGTCACAGCCAGATCGTGAAGGGTTTCCGGCATCGGATAGCACTGCATATCATCACCGTGACCGTGATGGCCCTCCGTATTGATGTATGCATTAACCGCATCAACAAATGGCGCTGACACCACCCCGGTATCCAGCAGCAGGTAGGCATTTGCCGTTCCCGGTCCGCGTGGGGCATCGTGTTCAAAAAAAATCCGGTCAACACTTAGCCCGGCCACGCTGGCGATCATCGAACGGTACACCGCGTCAGTGTGATAATTTCCGACCAGGTTAAACTGATTGCGTGCACGGTCCCGTAGATCGTCATCAGACTCTTCATCGGCCCCCGGTGATGTCAGCCAGTTTTCACCATTTTCAACACGGGCGATCCCGGCCACCGCTACGGGTAAAATCCGGTAATACCCCGGCGCAAGGTTCCACGCTCCGCCCGTGCCGGAAGCGGTAACCGCTATCTGCGCATCTGGCTTGTCTGCCGTAATCGTCACGTCAGCAACCGTTGTCAGCACGTACACCACGCCGTTAATGCGCTCAGTCTGAACCGCCGTACCCGCTTTCACGGTCACAACGGCCTTGGTATCCTGTTTGATGAAACGGATCACACCCTGCGCAGCCGTGGCGGGTTTCGGTGTGATGTTCACCGCCCAGGCCAGCAGGCGCAGCATGGCACCGCTGGCGGTGGCCAGAAACATACTGGCGAGCACGGTGTTGGCCAGAGCTGTAATCAGCCACATCACTGGCGTGGTGACAATCGCCGTAATCAGACGCCAGAACGGCGACATGCGTGAGGTGTTCGTAATAAGCCCTTCGGCCTTAACGATGGCATCAAATTCCTGGCGCACAGCGTCAGCCGTAACCGGGACGCCGTTCTGTTTTAATACTTCGGTAAAATCCACGTCCGGCTTAGTCGTCACAAGGACACCCCCGCGTTTATCGTTCCGAATTCATAAGTTTGTGCTGTGACAAATAACCGCTTCGCGCTTTCTTCCTGAATTCCAACCGTACCAGGAATAATGCGCTCATCGTTTTCCACCAACAGCTCCAGCTGTGTGAAGACGTCAGCGCGTAATATAGGGCTACGCTCTGCGACTAGTTCAACAACCAGACCCGATTCAATAATAGAATGGATAATATCCTGCCCGATGCTCTGCTGATTATTACAGGTGAAAGGTTCATTACCGCTGTTAAGCGAGAAACTGCCATCCGCAATCAACAGGTCGATATATAATAAATCACTCATCCGGCCATCTCCTGCCATTCCATTAATTGCCCCGGCGTCATTCCGTTGGCGGTGTGAATTTCAACCTTATCAATCCGCTTACTGTTATCCGTCATGCTTTTACTGTTACTGGACAGGGTTTTATTAATTCCGCCCTTTTCAATACCGTTAATATTCCCGCCAGTGGACAGGGTATTATCAATAACAGGCGGTTGCGGGTCCGGCACACCACCAATCAAATCAATATCAATTCCCGGGATCATGTTCAGCTTTTCAATCAGCCAGTTCAGCGAACTCATTGCCGTCCGCTTAACCGAAGCCCACACGTTGCCAAAAATATTCATAATGCCGCTGGCCACGTTGCCCAGCGTTTTAGTAATGGAGAAATTCGCCAGCAGTGCGATAAAGCTATTCCAGCCCTCGGTAATAAACGCCCAGGCTTTGACAAACACCCCGGCAACCGCCCTCACGACAGCAGCAAGAACCTGAAATGAAGTGGTATCCATGATGGCCGCTTTTATCTGGTCCCAGTGCCTGACGAGCAGATAACACCCTGCAACCAGCAGCGCAATAGCACCGATAATCAGCAGGATTGGCCAGCTCATAAAATTAATCGCCACGCCGGATGTGATTGCCGCCATGCGCACTGCCAGCAGCACGCCGCGCAATGCCCCCATGATGAAGTTGAAAGCCAGCACCGCTTTTTGCGCCACCCACAGAACAGCCGTGTAAGAGCGCACCACCGTAACCAACAGTCTCCAGATGCCCTGCAACCCGCGCATAATAAATCCGCTAACGCCCATCACAACGTTAGCCCCGGCCCCCACCGCCGCAAAACTCAGTATCGCCATTGCCGCATAGCCCACAACACGGGCGATGTTAGGAAACATCTGCATCCAGCGGGCAAAGGTCTGTCCCATATCCGCCAGGCGGTTAAGCATCGGATAAAGAACCGGTATCAGCGTCAGGCCGATCACGCGGCGGATAGCCGTCAGAATTTCAATAAAGCGATCCCACGGCTTCACCATCTTGCCCGCCATCTCCTGCGTGCGCTTCAGCCCGTCACTGCCGCCCAGCTCGGTGATATTGCGCTGAAGGACATCCACATTGCCCCACAGCTGTTTCACCACAGCCGAACTGTCACCAAATGCACCATCCAGCGCGGCCTGCGCCTTGAGATTGCCCTCAATGCTTTTTCCGTACTTACCCTGCAACTTAATCAGCATTTCAGGCATGGAAAGCATCTTCCCGGCTGAATCACTGAGGCTGACGCCCAGTTTTTTTCCGCCCTCAAGCGCCGCCGTCATAAACCCTTCATACGCACCGCTGGCCTCTGAACCCAGCGTGCGCCTCAACTGGCCCATGACCGCCATCTGTTCATCAATGCCGACACCAAAGTTAGACCCGACCCCGCGTGCGCCCTCCATCAGGTCTTTGATAGCGGCCATGTCCGTACCAAAGGTGTTCTTCATGTACGCCATTTTCCCGGCCAGCTCGTCAGCAAACTGGACCTTGCCGACCTGATTTGCATAGCTCTGGAAGTTGGCGAACATCTGCCCCATGAATTCAGCCGATTCTGTCGCCGTTCCACCCAGCGCAGCGGCCACAATATTGGCGGTGCGCGTGACCTTCGGCAGCTCGGTGGCCGTCAGCCCGGCAATGGAGGCGTTAATATCCGCAGTGGACTGAACAAACGTCACAGCGCTGCGGCCATAAGTCATCGCGAACGTATTCGCATCACGCTCAATGGTTTTCAGTGCGCTGCTGTCGATCCCCCTAGCTGACTGCTCCTGGAGCGTGTCGTACATTTCAATCGCCGGGCCTAATGCCCCCTTGATCGCCATGCCCACACCAAACAGCCCGGCACCACCCACCGCAATACGCTGGAATGAAACACGGGATTTATCCGCGAATGACGTCACCGAACCCTGCGCCTGTTTTAACGGGCGGGTGATTTTATCAATCAGCGATAATGTAAATTCCAGTGACTTCATTCTTTTCCCTTAAATGCCAGCGCAACGCCGTTAGCCACGGATATACGCTGATATTCCCAGTGTCGGTTATCAAGCCATAACGCAGCGGCGAGACTGTCCTCACTATTATCCTCATGGGGTAAATAGTGACGCCGCAAAATAACGTATTGTTCGAGTCCGTTAGATTCTATATTACGGACCCGCTCGGTTAGTTTTTTACCGTGATTTCCAGATCAGGGGTATACTCTTCCAGCAGTTTAGCGACTACCTGAAGCGTAGCTCCCGGTTGCTCCATGATTTTCAACAGCGCTTCTTTGCTGTCTGCTTCCACAATACGGATAAGGAAATTATGCGCAGGAGCGACTTTATTGCTCATGGACATTTCATTGATATATTTGTTATACGTTGCCATGTCGGGTGAAAATGAAATATCAGTCCCGGCGATGGTCAATACAATTGATTTAGCCATTATTCAAACTCTCTCTTATTAAGATTTCATCAATTAACTGATTGTGACGTGCCGCGCAGACGGAATAAATATCCAGCCATTTAATCAAAGACTCTGCGGCAGCCTGTCCGTTATTAGCCGTTAACCGGGGAAGATTAACGGGGCATTTTACTTTCAGGTTTTCCTGATAAGGTTCGTTCTGCTTTTTCAATTGCGGCGTTGTACATCCCGATGAAATCATCAGAAACACAAACGTTAGTAAAAACAGGCTTAACCACTTCCGTACGAATTGACGCGGGAATAACATCCCTCAGTTCCTCCAGCTGCGTTTCCAGTTTTTTTCCCGATGCGCTGGAGATGGCCTGAACGGCAACCCGGCTTTTTTCAGCACTGGCGCTGGCGGCACGCTCGATCACCAGGTCAGTGCTGTCCCGTTCCCATCCGGCCGCCGTCCACCCGGCCAGAAACGCGCCCAGCACAGCGAAAACAATCAGTGCTACGTTTTTGGCCATCAGCGTACCCCGTTGTGCTCAAGGCTGAAATGATTGCCGTCAGGATTAGACTTGAAGCGTCCGCCCCATACACCACCGATGGACTCCCAGTACTCACCCAGCGCCCGGTAATCTTCAGTGCGGGTTTTATACTCGCCGTTAATAAACAGGTTGAAGTCCACCGCCAGCCGCTGCGTGTGCAGGCTGTTGCTGATACCTGTCCCCTTGCCAGCGTTTATGCGGGCCTGTTCCGGCGTGCGGTATGCCTCACCAAACGTCAGGCGCATCCCGTGATCGCCTGCATAGGTGATCAGCTGCGCAATAAGCGCGGTGAACAACTGCTGCTTTTCGCTCAGTGTCATACTGGTTTTTTCCCCGTCAGCAGCGTGCTGCCTTTGCGTTTAAGCCACATTTCAATCGCCTGGTGACCTGCAATCCCCAGCCCCGACCCGATCCCCAGAATCGCAGTGAGCGAAAGCCCAGGTATCCAGACCAGCACCGCCCCGGCCACCATCGACGTGGCCGATCCCAGAATGATGCGCCCCAAAAAAAGACGCGGGGTCACCTGTTCCGCGCTGACCAGCAGGTTTCCCAGCGCGATCAGCGCCCCGGTCATCAGCAGAAGCAAAATTGCCAGTACCCCTTTTTCTTCCTGCATGTCCTGTCCTTAGCTGATGAGGTTTTCAGTCGCCGCCTGTTCCAGATACGGCACACCGTTGAGATTGACGAATTTAGGACTCGTCACGAAATACTTAATTTTGTGCGTTGTGATGCTGCCACCCTTCGGATCGAGATCCAGCACGTTGCTCACGACCAGCTTGCAGCCGAATGCCTCCACCTTGACCTCCTCCGTACCCGCTTTCGCGTAGAACAGAAAATCAACCGGGATAATCCCTCGCCATGAACCGGCACGGCGGGCGGTGGCGGAAAGCTGCATAAACGTTTTGCTGCTGACCTCCACCTCTCCCTCTGCTGCCACGTCCCCGGCAACAAAACCATCCGGCACGCCCTGCGTCTGTACGGCGGCGGTGTTGTCGGTAATATCCAGGCTGATTTTTTCGAAGTGGACCAGCTCACCGTCCATATGCACATCAAATGACTGGCCCGATAAACGCTGTGTCATGCTGCTGCCTCCGATGAATCAATGCTGGTATCCAGCATCAGGCTGACGGTGATTTCTTTCGGACATTCAACCGGGCGGATCACCACGTAAATGCTCACCTTCGTCGCAGACGTCCACACGACAGACACATCGCCATCCTTCGGAGACTTAACCTCACCGGGGAAACGCACGCCGTTAATCTGGCTGGAAATCGACATTTCGCGCAGCGGTTTGGCCATGTACAGCTGTGCCGCCGCCATGCTGGATGGCGTGGTATTCAGCGAACGGTCAGCAATGCGGGCAATCGCCAGCAAACGGACGCGCCGCGCCACCTTGTCAGCAATGCGCAGGTACTCAATCACCTGATAATCACCGCCATTCACGTCCAGCGTGCGCCCGTCCGCCCAGTACATGCCGTCATAGTCCGGATACCACATTGGCACGCTGTAGCGCTGCTTCTCCAGCGCCTGAAGCGTTGCCAGCTCCAGCGGTTCTCCGGTGCCGTCTGGCGGAAAATCATCACTGCCTAAATCAATAACCGCACCCGTTTTCACCCGCGCCGGACTGTCTGCAATCGTGACTGAACGACTGCATAGACGCCCCGCCAGCACACCCGGCTCATGCCCGAACAGACGGGGAACCAGCTGAACCGATGGCGCGGCAATGCCCTCCTGCAACGCGCTCAGACGCGCCAGATACTCCGCCCAACCCTCTTCAGCCTGCGGCCCCTGCACGGCAAGCATGAACCAGACCCAACGGCTGAATTTCGCCAGCAGCGTGGCACGTAAAGCCACTGCGGCATTAATTGTTGCTTTGCTACTGATATCATCAGTCAGCACAACCCCCTCAACAGAGGCTACTCGCTGCGCTGCCAGCACCGCATCCGTCCAGGCGTTGTCTTCTGCATCTGCCGCCAGCACATGCACATAACCCGCCCAGTTCTGGCCAGCGTTAGTCATTGCGGCCTGCACGTCACTTTTTAATGCTGATCCCACTACACCCAGCAGCGTTTCCAAATTGCTTTGGGTATTCACCGCCAGCGTCTTACCCACGTTGACCGTGCCGCGTCCGATGAACAGCACGCTGCGTTCAATTTCGTCCGTCTCACCCTGCAACTGGTTTAACTGATTAACGGTGACATTTGGCCACGTCATACACGTCCCCTGATATCCTGTGCGCGGACGTCTGCTCCGTAGCCAATGGCCTGAAGCTGACGCGCCAGCGCTTTGTTAAAATCATCGTCGCTCATGCCGACAAACTGACGGGCAGGGAGATCGATAGTCCACGCGGCCTTACTTGCCTTGCCGCTGAGTTTTCGGATTAATAACCCGGCCTGCGAAAAGCTCATTTTTTCGGTAATTTCATTCAGTGGAGGCTTACGCCAGCGCACACCCCGTCTGACCTTGTAACCCAGCTTTCGCAGCTTTTTTGCCTGCGCCGCGCTGGCCATCCGGCCGGGGTCGGTACGCCCCTGGCTTTTCCCGGCGCGTACCGTGGTTTTCATTCCTTCCTGATGCGCATACCCCACTACCCCGGCATTCACACCGCCGTATTCTCCCCCGCGCAGATACAACCGCACGGCGTCGATTTCGGGCATTTCCCTGATATGCAGCAGCCCCGGCATATTGCGCAGCATCTTGCCCCTGCGCCGGGTTTTTCGCCCCTGCCATGCCGTGCCGTCCGGTGCCTGCTGATTGCGCACATTGCGCTTTGCGGCCGGGATAACGCCGTATTTGGCCATTCGCCAGATAAAGCGCTGGCGCTTCTTCTGCGGCAGGTCCAGCGCAGCAATTTCCCGGCGCATATCACGCAGCTGAGCGGCGTTTAGCTCAGCACCAAAAATGCTCATTCATCCTCCGCACTGGCCGCGCTGCCGTCTGCGCCGTAAATCTGCGCCGTCAGCGCCGTCCAGATAACCGGATCGGCCAGCCTCCATTTTTTGCCGTCGAACGGGATCACACCCTTTTCGTCCTGGACAATCACCAGCTCCTCCGCCATCGGGATGGTCACGACTACCATCGCGGCCTTGTCGTCGATAACGCCGATATCCCAGTCGGGATCGGCACCAGTAATGCCGATTTGGCGCAGTAAATCCCGGTCATCAGACGCCAGCCAGGCATCAAGGAGGGACATCAGCACTCGGGGGTCATACTCCCGGTACGGATAGCGCTCCCATGACAGCACCGCGTCATAACGGATAATCGACTGACGGTACTGACTGAGGCCGTAATCCTTCGCAGCCGGGATGGTTTTCATCCCGTCAATTTCACTGCTAAACGACTGCATAGCGCGGGGCGGCATGTGTTCCGTAAAAAAGGCAGTCAGCGAATCTATGGGACTCATATTTTTGTCACCGTGGCCCGCTTCAGCCCCTTAATCAGTCGGATCGCAATTGACGATTCAGCAAGCAGTCCATTGCGCGTATCTTCGCTCTCCTGTCCCGGATGCGACTCGCGGCGGCCAACGGACGCAAACTCGCCTAAAAGGTCTGCTTTTGCCCTGGCATACACCGCTTTTTTATACTGAGCGCACAGCTGGTTTTGCTCACCCATCCGCGCGCCGGGTACGTCCTGCGCAACGGCATACCCATTGCCCTGGTGTTTAACCTGAATGCCGTCCAGCAGGCTGTTGACCTCACCCGTTGCGGCGAGTAACGCCTCTGCCACCGTTCCGGCGTCAACGTCAGCCGGGATAGCACGGCTTCGCTGAAAGTCCGCCAGATTCAGGTCTGGCCAGAAACCGTTATTCGTCAGCGGTTCGTCCTGGTACTCAATCGGTGTGCCGCTAAACATTCAATTCTCCCGAAAAAAGCGGGCTGACCGGGGTCCACGGCACATTGCTTTCGCTCTGCCCTCACCCGCGCCCGCTCGGCTTGCGGTAGTCGTTATTGCTGATTGCTCAGCGAACGGATGCGGGCGGCGATACTTTTACGCACCGTTCCCACACCCACTTTTTTGTGACGGGATTCAGCAGCTGCAAGTAAAACATCTGCTTTTTCCAGTAATTCCACATCATCATGCGCGGTGGCGCGGGCTTCTCCCCGGTCATCACGCAACAGCATCAACCCGGCAAATTTCAGCCATTTAGCCGTGATTTCTTCATGCAGCCGCCAGTTTTCCGTCACCTTCTCAAAGGTGCGGGAGAAATACGGTTCAACGCTTTCGCCACGGCTCAGCGTATCGTCAGCCCACGCCAGCACCGTATCCGCTACAAAAGCAGGGAACGTGCTCTTAATATTGTCAGGCGTTGGCTGCTCCTGGCTGATAGCGATATCCGCCCAGTCCAGCGCCTGCTCAAAATCACCCACGTCAAACAGCCAGACAACACACCAGGCGAATACCGGATTGCGGTAGACCTTCCCGGCGTCCAGATACGCCTGAACGGTTGGCATCCAGCGCGGCAGCATTTCGGTGCGCTTCAGTTCGATGCGATCGGCAATCGTTGGCTGAGACTGCACCCGCGCAACGTCCTCATTCAGTGCCAGCAACTGCATATGCAGGCTGGTTGCGCTATCCGTGGCCTCCTGCCGCGCCAGATGGCGTTCCATCTCAATGCGCTGGCTGTGACGCTGCGCGGGTGACAGTCCCATGATTAACCCTCTACTGGTGCAGTGACTTTACCGATGGTTACCGCGCTTTCGTCGATTGCCGCGTACAGCTCCGGCTCTTCAACGGCGTAACCTTCGTTGCGCAGGTACTTGTTTTCGTACTGCTTGCGGTCTTCAACAAACTCCGCCTTACGCTGACGGGTGTTACGCTGCGTATAGAGATGCAGGTTACTGAGCGGCGTCACGACCATGCGTTTACCCGGCATGAACGGCGGCACAATGGCTTTACGTCCGGCAATCGTGCTGTCGAGCATCTGCGCCGCAATTTTTTCAGTCGGACGGTCAGCTTTCTGGTAAAGCCGGTATTGTTCTGCGGCGACAAGATCGGCACCGACCAGCACCACCAGACGCGGGTCATTACGGAACTGCGCCGGGATTTTGATGTTAACCAGGTCAGACGCCATCGCGTCCAGTGACTCATAGTCGCCACCCTCGCCCAGGGTAACGGCATCGGTCAGGATTTGCTTGCCAGACTCATAGTCGGACATACGCTTATGCCAGCCGATATTGACGTCTTCGCCGTTCGGGTTTTTTTCAGGGTCAGAGTCTTTTGCCACTGACGTTCCGTTAAAGCCGATACGCAGCTGATCCAGCGCGAACGCCTGATTAGAAAACGTCTGCACCAGCTGGAAAAACTCGTTTTCATCGCCAGCATTGGCCCAGATGGACAGCAGGTCCCAGCGCAGAGCCGCACATGAGTCGGTTTCAACCAGCTCATATTTGTTACCGCCAACGCCCACGTTCTGGCTAAAGCGCCCTTTCTCACTGCGGCCTGTATGGAGTTTGTTGCCACCAACATTCACAACCTGCCCGGACAGCTGATCGACATCGGCCACGGTAATCAGGTTGAGAAATTCAACGGACTCCAGCAGCGCCTGACGCAGCGAAATTTCCTGCGGTTCGGTCAGCGAAAAATAACGGTTGGGTTTATTAACACCATAACTTTGCGCCAGCCCGGCCGCATAGCGGTTAATAAAATCTTCCGCGCGTCGATTTAATTGCATAAAATTCCCTCTCGCCACATAGCGAAATAATAATTAACTTTTACCCGGCAATGAGAATTACAGGAATTTAAAGCCTTTGTCTTTCGACTTGGATTTATCACCAAATTTACGGTGCGGTAAAGTGGTGATTTTTTCATCCAGCTTGCTGAAGTTTTTAACGATAGCGCCTACGTTATCGCGCAGGGTGGCGAAATCAGCGGTATCAACCACTTCTTTAACTGTATCCAAATCTTCCTGCGTATCTGACAGCTGAGTTTCAATCGCTGTAACTCGGGCTTCCAGACTGTCTAATGCTTCAGCCAGAACCTGTAACTTATCTTCCGGCGCGGCTTCGCTTGGATCAACTTCCGTTTCTTCAAAATGTTTAGGCTTGATACCAAACCAGCTCTGCCAGTGTTTCTTATTCATTGCGTTATCCTGTTTAATTCCGTTCCGGCTGACGCGGCAGGCGTAATAACCGGGTTGATATTTTCCACGTTTCCTAAAGCGCAGCCGGGTAGTGCCAACGCTGGCGGGGGTATCGGTAACAGCCAGCCCCTCCAGATAGCAGCGCCCCGTTCCGCGCCAGTTGTCTTCGCTCAGTTCAACTGAGAAGTAAATCAGCTGATCGCGGCTGTTTGCTTCAAGCAGAAACGCATTGGGCCGCAGTTGCACATATAACTTAACCAGCCCGCTATCATCTTCCTGCCACATGGTACAAAGCACTTCGCCAAAATTACCGTAGTCCTTTTCATGTTCAGGCCAGATTAATGCTCCGTATAAATTCGGGTTATAGGTTTCAGCAGCATCAATTAACCACTGTCTTTCTAAAACCCGTTTATCCACGGTATCTCCTTCTGTAGCAACACAAAGCCAGTCAGTGCGTAAATGCGACATTATTTTTCCTGATTGCTTAATGCGTTCCAACGAAACCAATTATTCATCATCGCAACCCCCTACGCACCTTATTAAATTCGCCATCATTCGGATATAAGACCTTTATCGAACCCATGCGAATAACACCACCATATTTATATAAATTATCCCGGCATAATAAAGGTCATGACTAAATACAGTGACGAATTAAAAGGCGTGGCACGGGCGCTTTACCTGCGCCGCTATACGCCAAAGGAAATTGCTTCCGAATTAAATCTGCCAAATGCGCGGATCGTTTATTACTGGGCGGAGAAATTCGGCTGGGCGGATTTACTCAGCCATGAAAGCACAGAGGAGGCAATTGAGCGCCGCTGCCAGCTGCTGGCGCAGCGCGACGGCAAGACGGATCTTGAATTAAAGGAACTGGACCTGCTGATTGCGCACAGCACCAAGCTGCGGGCGCAGTCGAACAAGCATAAAGAGAAGCTGGCAGAGGCACGCGGGCGCGGCGGCCCCGGAGCGGGCGGCAGCAATGAAGACGAGGACGGGCAGCCACGTAAAAAGCGCCAGTATAAGAAAAACGATATCAGCGGGCTGAATCAGGAAGACTTTGACGAGTGGGCCAAAGAGCACCTGTTTGGCTATCAGAAACATCTCAGGCAGAACATTGGCCAGATGGTGCGCAACATCCTCAAAAGCCGCCAGATTGGGGCAACCTGGTATTTTGCGTTTGAAGCCTTTGAAAACGCCGTCATGACGGGCGACCCGCAAATTTTCCTGTCTGCAAGTAAGGCACAGGCTGAGGTGTTCCGGTCATACATCGTGAATATCGCAGAGCAGTATTTTGGCATCACGCTGACGGGTAATCCTATCCGCCTGAGCAACGGCGCAGAGCTGCGCTTTCTGTCGACGAATAAGAATACGGCGCAGTCCTACAGCGGACATCTGTACTGCGACGAATACTTCTGGGTGCCGAACTTCGCCAGGCTTAACGAAGTGGCCTCCGCGATGGCCACACACGACAAATGGCGCACCACCTACTTTTCCACACCATCAGCCAAAACGCACCAGGCTTACCCATTCTGGACGGGTGAAGAATGGAAACAGGGCAATAAAAAACGTGCTGCTGTCAAATTCCCGTCTTTAAAAGAAATGCGGGACGGCGGGCGGTTGTGTCCCGATGGCCAGTGGCGCTACATCATCACGCTGGAAGATGCTATCAGGGGCGGCTTTAACCTCGCCAGCATCGACAAACTGAGGAACCGGTACAACGACACCACCTTCAACATGCTCTACATGTGCGTGTTCGTTGACAGCAAAAACTCGGTGTTCAAATTCAGTGACCTGGAGGCGTGCGCCGTTGACGTCACGACATGGCAGGATCACAACATCCACGCCGCACGGCCATTCGGTAACCGCCCGGTATGGGGCGGATTTGACCCGGCCCGCTCCGGCGACATGTCCACGTTTGTGATAATTGCGCCCCCACAGCATGACGGCGAAAAATTCCGGGTACTGAGGGTTATCAACTGGCAGGGAATGAACTTCCGCTGGCAGGCAAAGCAGATCCAGAAGCTTTTCGGTCAGTACAACTTCACTTACCTGGGCGTTGACGTGACAGGCATCGGTTCAGGCGTATTCGACAATATCCAGCACTTCGCCTTACGCGTTGCCGTGGCCATCCGCTATGACCGCCACACGAAAGACCAGCTGGTACTGAAAGCGGCGGATGTGGTGGGCAGCGGCCGCATTGAATGGGATAAGGATTTGAAGGAGATCCCGGCCTCGTTTATGTCCATCCGCCACACCACCACGCTGAGCGGCAACGCCATGACGTTTGTCGCTGACCGCAGCCCGGAAACGGGACACGCAGAATCTTTCTGGGCCATCACGCACGCGCTCATTAATGAACCGCTCAACTACGAGAACAAACCAAAATCAAAATGGGGGCTAAAGAAAGCAGCATGAAGAAACAGCACAGGCGACCCGCACGAACAAAGCACAGCGCCCCGGCAAAAAAGCAGCGCAGCATGAGCATTATCACCTTTGATAAGCCGGAACCCGTACTGACAACAGGCACGGATTATCAGGATATCCGTTATGACGGTGACAATAACCACTACACGCTGCCGATTGACCGCCTCGCCCTGGCGCAGCTGGTTAATCTCAACGGCCAGCACGGCGGGATACTGCACGCACGTAAAAACATGCTGTTATCCGACTACATCGGCGGCGGTCTGACGTTCGACCAGCTGGAGGGGGCTGCAATGGACTATTTCACCTTCGGTGATCTGGCCATCCTGAAGGTGCGCAATGGCTGGGGTGAAGTGATCGCACTTGAACCCATGCCGGGGCTGTACATGCGCCGCCGCAAAGACGACTTTTTTTTAGTTTTGCAGGATGGTGAGCCGCTGGAATACCCGCCAGAAGACGTCATTTTCATCAGGATGTATGACCCGCAGCAGCAGGTTTACGGGCTGCCGGACTATATCGGCGGCGTACACTCTGCCCTGCTTAACAGCGAAGCGGTTATTTTCCGCCGCCGCTATTACCACAACGGCGCACATACAGGCGGCATTCTTTACACACGCGACCCGGCAATGACCGACGAGGTGGAAGAAGAAATAGGACGACAGCTGGAACAAAGCAAGGGGATCGGCAACTTCAGCACCATTCTTGTGAATATTCCTGGTGGTGACGCTGACGCGGTGAAGTTCATTGAGATGGGGGATATTGGCGCGAATGACGAGTTCGCCAACGTGAAGAATATCAGTGCACAGGACGTGCTGAACGCGCACCGCTTCCCGGCAGGGCTGGCGGGGATTATTCCGCAAAATGCGGCAGGGCTGGGAGACCCGGAGAAATCCCGCGCCACATACCGAAAAGATGAAATTACACCGATTCAGCGCCGTCTGGCCGCAGCGGTGAACAGCGACCCGGAAGTACCGGAACGACTACACCTGAAATTTCCCGATGAAACAACGAACAAGGATGCAGTGTGATGCAAAAACGGCTAAAATCCAGGCACAAATACTTTGCCGGAGCCGCTAACATGCGCGTGTTAAAAATTGAATGCCCTGAGTGCGGTTCTAAAGCGGTCATACGCAAGACTAACCGTAAGCACCGGGATATCGCTGATATCTATTGCTCCTGCGCTGACGTCGAATGCGGACACACTTTCGTGATGAACCTGACGTTCTCACACACCATCAGCCCAAGTGCCAAAACCGGGGATATGCTGTTACAGCAGGTGTTAAGCAGCATGTCACCCCAGCAAAAACAGATTGCCCTGGACCTTCTTCAGGGGTCAGCAGCCGCATGACCATCAGCCTCCTTACTGGAGGCTTTCTTTCTGACTACATCCCTTTAAATCAACAATCAAATCCTCTGTCAATTCACTTAGCCATATATCAAGCAACTCCCTTTCCTGCCCAACCACTTCAGAACAAATCATAAACTTAACTATAAAATCAATACGTTGAGCCTTAACAAGCTGCTCCAATGGATCTGCCATAAAACCTCCCTGACGAAAAGTACTGGATATGCGTACAGTATAATATTCATATCGAAATATGAAACATTTTTTAAGATTAATTACCTAAAAAATGACGCGACATGGCTCAGTAACATATTGATTTAGCTCCAGCCGGGCCACATTTCGCCCGACAAACCATCGTCATCCTCAATCACCCGGCCATTTCTGAACTTAACCTTACCCGCCCCGGCAAAATTCAGCCCGCTACCGCTGAGCAGGATCGATATTTCAGCCCCACTTCCCTCAAAACCACGACTTTTCAACTCCAGCTCTAACCGTCTGCGCTCCGCGCCCGTACAGTTATTGACAGAACTCCAAGGGGCCGCGTTGCGGCCTGAAACTGCATCCTCCGCTGACGCTTCGGACAACTTCGCTACCTTTTCCCACTTGACCAGGCGCGTGGGAACCTCAGATCCAGATACGTGCGGACTATAGATGCCCTGTACGCGCTGGACGTCTTCTCCATATTCGTTGCCGCACTCGGTGATTTCATAAGCCAGGCGGATAACAAGAGCATCACGCGCAACTAACGGGCCACCCTGCGCTTGGGTGTACGCAGCCCAGTCTACTGCTACGTCAGCCGCCGCCAGCACAGCGTCCATCTTCGGATCGTCCAGCGTCTGCCCACGCATCCGGCGCAGCTCACGCCAGACGGTAACGGGAGCGCCGCCAATCTGCTGGAACTGACGGATACGCCAGCGCGAAGACCACGCAGAAACCGCCTTAGCCATTTCTTTAGCCTTGCCGCCTGTTTCTCCGTCTGCCTCATCACCCAGGGCGTAACCGTCGATATTCTTTGAGATGTATTTAGCGATATAGCCCGTGGCGCTGCCCTTGGCCGGATCGATATCTTCCGCATGAAAACGCGCCTTTAAAGCCTGCGCTGTGTTTAACTCGTCTGCATCTTCTTCGCGGGCATATTTCGCCATGATTTCAGTTGCACGTTCTTTATGCTCCGGCAGCATGAAAAACAGCATGTGCCAGTGCGGCGTCCCATCGTGATGCGGCTCGACAACTCGGAAGCCAAACAGGTGAATTTCTTCACGCGACAGCGCTGCACGTATTTTTGACCATACCTTGCACAGGTACTTTTGCGTTTCACGCGGGCTGCTGCCGTTCCATTGGGAAACGAAACCTCCCTTGTTGTGTACTGAGTGATAACGGGATGGCGCGGTGATGGTGTAGAACACACCCGCACAGCCCATATCGTTAGCGATATCTTCAAAACCCCTCATTCTGGCCATTAGTTCACATCTCCTGATTGCCGGGTTAGCGTTGCTACGGTCAACCATCGCGGCCAGCGCGATACGGTCACCATCATCATTGATAAGATCAAATCGCTTGAAGAACTCGCGGTTGCGCTTCTTTTGCTCCACCCACTCGCCCAGCGTGCTGCGTGATACATAGGCGGTGGCCGTGCGCTGAACCTGCCCCACTGCGATAGCCATATGCTCACGTTGCAGGTCACGGCGCCGCTTGAGACGCACACGCCACCATTCGGGCGACATCATGCGCAACAATGCACTTTCAGCATTCCGCCGCTTAATACGCCCGGTTTTTTTGACGGACTCCCAGAAAGGTGGCGTGGTGCCGCATTTGAGCGCTTCACGCGCCAGATACACATAAGCTTCAGCAGTACGCTGGCGGCTTTCGTGCTTGTCGGGTGTCTGTTTCGGGGCAGTATCTTCCGACCAGGCGTTAAATGTCTCAACCAGATAGTTGGCCACGTTGTAAGAGAGATCGCGGATCTGGTCCCGGCCATACGTTGGCAGGTTGTCCAGATTGTCGTTGAAAGGGGATGGCATTCCGTGGCTATAGTCTTTCTGCCACTGGTGGGTAACGTTCTTTAACCGTGGTAATACGCTCTTCCCGATGGTATTTCGTAAAAACGTATTAGCACGACGGCGCCCACTCTTACCGGACGCCAGCAACTTTTCATAACGGTGGCCAAAATACCCGGCGAGGAAGTCGGGCATGTCTTTTAGATACTGACTGCGCCAGTTGTGATCTACTGCATCAGCGTGCCACAGCTTCAGCTCTGTCAGGGATATGTCACTCGGTGCGCCAGGCGCGAAGAACTCACGCCGTTGCTGATTAACGGCGTGATAGTTCTCAGGGGAAAAATCTACAGCGGCAAGACTCATTGCTGGACTGACAACTGAACGGCAGGAAACCGGGTTGCGATGATTTCCGGGGCAGCAATTCGACTACCGGCACTCGCACCAACTGACCGGGCAACCGTAATCTTATGCAGATCAAAGCGACCATAGCCATACTGGCCATGAGTCAGCACGCTATCACTATTCGACGCGATAACAGGATATCCCTGCACTGCCAGTGAGTGCAGCTTATTAGCCAGCGCCTGCTGCTGATTGGTTCCGAAACCGCCAGTGTGGTAACCCGTAAAGCTCTCTTTTCCCTCAAGCGGGTTGTACGGCGGATCGCAGTAAATCACATCACCAGACCGCACCATTTCCAGCGTTTCGCTGAAATCAGCACAAATGAAAGTGGTACGCTTAGCCTTTTCAGCAAACGCACGGATCTCAGTCTCCGGGAAATACGGAGCCTTGTATTTGCCGTATGGGACGTTGAACTGGCCAGCCTGGTTATATCGCACCATGCCATTGAAGCAGTGCCGATTCAGATAGAGGAATATTGCAGCTTTCTGCGATGGTGTCGGACTCTGGTAGTTAAGAACGTGCCTGAAACGGTAATACTCTTCCTCGCTGTTGGCCGTTTTGAAAAGGGCCTCTGCCGAAAAGATCACATCGTTGGTAGCAACAAGCAGCTGCTGGTAAAAATTGATTAAGTCCGGGTTTATATCTGCGATCAGATACTCGTCATAGTCAGTATTCATCATGACCGCGCAGGAACCCGCGAACGGCTCAACAAGACGCTTACCAGCGGGTAGATGTTTCTTCAGTTCAGACATTGCACGGCATTTGCTGCCGGGCCATTTCAGTGGTGTACGTTGTGCCATATTCCCTACCCTCAGTCGTAATCACGTAATTCGTAGCGTTCGGCTTTCGTAACTTCAAAAAGCTGAGGCATCCAAAAAGCCAGGCCCATTAAGATGATCAAAATGAGCAACAAAGCGGCAGCGCGGATCAGTGCCAATGATTCACCCACGTGACCGACTCCTCCCGCATTAGCTCAACTATCTCAACGGCCGACAGCTCACCATTGCTGACCTGGGTAGCCAGCAGATCAAGGCGGCCGGACAGCTTTGTTGCCATATCCTTACGCCCTTCTGCGTGCGCGTTAGTGCAAAGTTCCTGAACCAATTCGGCAGCTGTGACGCTGTTTTTTTTGATGTCCTGGCGGGTCATTTTCATGGGGTTTCTCCGGTTAAGAGCGCAGGAATCCCCGGCCACAATTACGGGGCCGTTAGATTTCTGCGGTTTTGGTTAGTGAGTAGTAAAAGGGTGACGAAGGAACGAAGAATCAGACTGATGATTAACTGAACCTTGCGAACGGTTGAACGTTGGCAGGCGATGCAGCGCGTAGGCATGATCCCACCACATACGGATGGCCGCTGTGACAGCGCCTTGCCCCATCATCCCGGCCACGTAATACAAAGCGCGAATGGCGCTGATCGCCTCCACCTGCTCAATCTTCTGGCCAGCTTCGCGATAAGCCATGACCCAATAAGCCGCACTGCAACGCAGCCATTGCCCTGATGCATTCAGATGTGTCGTGTCATTGAAAGCAAACGGGCGAAGTGAAACTGTATGGCCATCGTCGGCGCATTTAGAAATGAAGAAGTCAGCGTACTGGTGAGTAACCCCCCAGTTACCCATCTCCACGATCAAGCCTTCTTTCTGTACTGTGATAATTTTCATTGCTGCTCTCCTGCTGTATTACTGCGTTGTTCAGCCGCAATCAACGGCATGATGATATGTGGCGCTACAACCATTTCCTGACCTTCGCAGACAGTAGACGCCTTGCTATCTGGCCGCAGTGCTGTGCTGCGGGTAAAGCTGGAACGGGACAGACTGCCAAACCCTTCGAACACATCGCGTGCCATTTGAATACCGGTGCGAAGCTGGACCATCCCACGCGAATCAACACGGTCATAGAGTTCGCGCCAGTTACAGCCGGAAAGGTGATGGCTGAAATTCTGTGAACCGGATAACGAAGCTGCGTGAAGTACAAGCCCGCGCATCTCCGGCCGTAGGGAATCCCAGTAATCAGCGGCTTTTGATTGGCTACAGTTGAGCTGCTGCCGAATACGCTCAAGCCACTTTTTGTTATCAGCCACGCTTACCTCCTAACCGCAGTAACCGGGAAAGAGCGGAACGGCGCACAGCCTGTTTAAACGGTTTTGTGCCCGGTGCCGGTTGCCATAGTCTGCCGTTCGGCAACTCAATCCAGCCGTGTCCAAAATGGGGCAACTGCATGGATGGAGACTGACGTTTTAGAAAATTGACGAAGGTTTTCATTGGATACCTCACACTATTCCGGGCATGGCGCTGACTATATCGACAGCAGCGGCCATGATCGGCGTGGACTGGAACCGGGATTCAACGGTAAGCATGATTAGGGACAGATTGCGGATCGCATTGCTTGCCCGGTCTAAGATGGCGTTTCTACGCGCCTGGGTCATCGGTTCTACTGATACAGCCTGGCCAGCAATCGCGCCCACATCCGCCGTGGCGTTGAGCGCATAGACAGGAACACTGCTGGTCACCATTTCATTAACGGGTACAGACGGCAGGCAATGAAGCTGCGCCAGCACACCATCAATCAGGCGAGCATCGTCGGAATAAACGACGATAGCCAGCAGGTCATCCACGGTCAGCTTGTGCGGCTGGTCCGGGTTCAGCTTGTTACGCAATACCTGCGGTGTCATGCCAACGGCGCGCGCAACTGCCTCTACGTTGTTGGCCAGCGCAAACGCTCGGCAGGCTGCATCAAAGTGAGAATGTTTGGATTCGGTATAATCAAACATGATTCGCATTTCCCTAACTAATAGAGTGCATCAAGCCATCAACGAAATGTTGCATTCGCTAAGTGCCTGTATGGTCAGCGCAGCCATGTTGACTTCAATGAGGCCTTTTTTTTGCGCCCCTTTAGGCTTTATTGGAAGTTTTCCGTATTCAATCAAGTTCTTAGCCGTTTCTTTATTGGTTCCAGTACGGCGACAATACTCATCTAAAGGCAGGTATGGCTCAGGGATGACAATTGTAATGTTAGGGCGCATAGGGCAAACTCCATTGGTTAGCCTGTACGGTAATACAGGGCAATTTAAGGCAATATCTACAACTTGGAGTAAGGTTAGTTAGATTAAATCTACATGTCAATACAATGTAGCTTTTATCTAACCCTAAAATCATCATGGCAAGATTTAGACTAGATCCAGAAACAGACAGCGCTCCTGTACTCGATAGAGTTCTGGAGGCCTATGGGTTCACTCAAAAACTTCAGCTCGCGGAACACTTAGGCATAGCCTCCAGCTCGATGTCAGCAAGGTACAAGCGTGGCGGGTTACCCGCAGATATCATGCTGAAGTGCGTAGCTGAAACCGGAGTGAACTTAGAATGGCTGGCGACAGGGTCTGGTAAAAAATTCGAAAGTGATGAAATTGATATCTTAAAGTTTCCACGTCAAAAATTAATTGATGGGCACCTTTACGATTCTGGCTTTCTTATGTTTGATAAAGCCATGTTTCTTCCCGGCGTTCCTATCCCTGAAAATCCAGTGTGCATCATTGATGGCTCTGTTCAGTCCGTCATTGAGAGAAATTACACTGAGGTTTTCGACGGAGACTGGCTGATCGAACTGGAAGGTAAAACCAGCATCCGCACACTTACCAGAGTACCGATCAAAAAGGTGCGAGTGAGTGGGTCCGGGATGGCATTTGATTGTAATTTAGATGACGTTAACGTAATTGGCAGAGTAGTAATGACCTGCCGTAATTAGTGCAAAAGGAAATAGCATGTTGAACTACAAAACAGCAACTAAAGAAGAATTAAAGCAGGAAATGAAACGTCTGGCCGCCGTGGTCACTGATACGCCATTCGGCACAAAAAAGGAATTTTTCCACCTTCCTGAAATTTTAAATACAGGTGAACAACCCCTGGCCATCGCAAGCGGTCTGATGGATAACAACACGTGGCTAATTACGCTTACTAATCACCGCGTTGTGTTTTTAGACAAAGGGATGTTTTATGGTGTTAAACAGATTGATGTGAATCTGAAAGACATTGTTAGTGTGGGTGGTAAAACGGGGCTACTGCTGGGCGAAATTATGATTTCGACAAGCGGTCAAAGTTATACAATCAAAAACGTCATGAAGGCTTCCGTGATACCTTTCACTAATTTAGTGAATGAAACAAGAAACGGTCTAAATCATCCATCCCCCACTCAAACTCCCCAGCAAACAGCAACCACACCTCAACCTTTTGACGATATCATGTCAAAACTAGAACGCCTGGCAGAGATGAAAGAAGATGGGATTTTAACCGATGAAGAATTCCAACAGCAAAAACAACGTATTTTAAACGGTTAATATATGTCTGTACGGAAACTACCGGATGGGCAATGGATTGCCGATTTCTATACCGTTGATCGCAGCAACGGCAAAGACGGTAAGCGCATTAGAAAAAAATTCTCCACCAAAGGAGAAGCACTGGCCTTTGAAAATTATACACTTCAACAGCATGCCGATTCGCCCTGGCTGGGTAAGAGCAAAGACGCACGATACCTGTCAGACCTGGTGAATATCTGGTTTGAGCGGCACGGCATCACACTGAGTGATGGTGAGAGACGCAAAGCGGCAATGCTGTGGGCGGCTGAATGCATGGGATCGCCTCTGGCTACAGAGTTTACTCCGCAACTTTTTACGGCATATAGAGCAAAAAGGTTAGACGGCCAACTCCCCCGTACACAGCGAATAGCCAAAGTAACACCCCGCACAGTAAATCTTGAGCACACTCATTTCCAAGCTGTTTTCAACGAACTCAAAAGGCTGGGAGAATGGTCCGGCCCTAATCCGCTCGAAAACGTTAGAAAATTCCGAACGAGCGAAGATGAAATGGCGTATCTAACATCAGATCAGATCGATTTACTTTTAGATGAATGCGCTAACAGTGCGGTGAAGGATCTGATACTGATAGTAAAAATCTGCCTGGCTACCGGGGCACGCTGGAGTGAAGCTGAAAAGTTGAAAAGCACCCAAGTCAACCTCGGAAAAATCACTTTTATAAAAACAAAGGGTAAGCGCAACAGGACTGTCCCAATCAGCAAGGATATCGCTGCGCTGGTTCCAAAAAAAAGCGGTCCACTGTTCTCCCCTTGCTACCGGGCTTTCAGCTCCGCATTAGAGCGGACGGGTATCGAACTACCCAAAGGACAGCTTACTCACGTTCTGAGGCATACATTCAGTAGTCATTTTATGATGAATGGCGGTAATATTTTAGTGCTACAAAAAATACTTGGTCACTCTGACATAAAAATGACCATGCGATACGCGCACTTTGCCCCCAACCATTTAGAGGAAGCTATGAGATTGAATCCTTTGAAATGTCGCAAAAGTGTCGCCTGA